ATAAACCAAATATGCTAAACTGTAAATAAACTAAGAGGATAAAGATGACAGTTAAAATTAAAGATGAAAATGAAGAATCTTCTTCAGAACAATTTTTAGTTGATTTAGGTGAAGATATTACGCCAATACATGAAAAAATAATCGAGCCTATAGAATATGCAATTACTAAATTTCAATTTCAAATTAGATATTGTGAGGATACTATAGAAGATTCTCAGGAACAGATAAAACATTATAAAAATAAAATAATAGAATATAAAAATTTAATAGAAAAAATTAAAGAATAACCATGACTGAACCTAATTACGAACTGGCATATAATAATCTTAAAATCAAATATGATAATATGACATCTAAATTTAATGAATATATAACAATGTATAAAAAATCTATGGATATGGTAGATAATCAATTAAATCAAATACAAAAAGAAGAAGATGATTTAAATAAAAAAATAAGTGCAGTAGAATCATTTTGTGAAGAAAAAGAAATAAAAGAAGAAGATATTAAACCTTTAAAACAATATTCTAATTTAGAACTATATAGAAGATTAATAATGCTAACTGAAATGGAAGACTCTATAAGATCAAAAATATTTAATGTTAATTGTGAATTAAAATCCAGATATAAAGATCATAAAGAGTGCGATCTTTATCTTTCTAGTAAAAGTTCAGATGCTGAATATACAGATTATATTGATTATTTAGAAGAACAAATTGAAAAATTAAAGGATAACCATGAAAGAGATTAGAAAAAAATTGGCAAATGACGAGCCACTAACCAGAGATGAAATAACTGATGAGATATTAGCTAATATGCCTCAAGAAGCCCAAGAGATAGGTTATAAGCTCCTTAAAACAGTATTTAAGGATAAAGATGACATCTTGCTTAGTGAATTCATATTTCAGCTTAATAAGGCTATGTAGGCTGCCAGTAGCGGTTTTCGCCTTTTACTATATCATCCGATAATCTGTATAAATTCTTACCAGCACTATCTTGGTACTTTACAATATAACCTTTATAAACAAGTGCATTAATAGTACCTTTTCTTTTATTTTGCTCCATAATAGACATTCCAGTTGTATTACTGCGTGTCAAAAGATTCTTTAAATATACAGGCTCATTTTCTTGACCAGCCCAATATATCATTCTGATGGTCTCTTTATCAGCAATTCCTTTTATGTTCTCTACGTTTTTTAGCTTGCTTCTGGGAAATAAAAATCTATGGTCAAATGAATATTCAATCCAAAATAAATGGTTGCCTGATAAACGCTTTTTTCTTATTAGTTTTAGCTCATTAAAACATTTAAGCCAAAAAGATATTACAGCCTCTGAATAGATCTTACCCTTGTTCTTGCTATACATTGATGTAGTTCTGTTAACTGTAAATACATAAGAGTAATTAAATGTTTTTAAGAAATCATAAAAATCTTTAAGCTCATCAGATAACATTGATATAATCTCTTCTTTATCTTTTATATCAACTAAGTTTTCTAATATTTCTTGTTGCTGTTTTCTGCATTCTTCAATTGTAAGGTATGAACTCATATATCCCCCCCGAGTTGTTTGTTAGTCAATTCTGTATGAATTATAATTTGGAAAATATTTTTCTTTGTGACGTATATTCAGATATTTCTTTATGGCCTCCTCTTCAGTCATTTCACCATCATATTGCATGATAGCAAGACGCTCTTCTATCTCATAAAGTTCGTCTTCAGAATTAATAAAATTTAAGTACCTTTTTAGGCGATCTTTTTGACTTATCATAATATTATTATAAAACAAAAACAGGGAAAAAACAGGGAAAAAAACGCCCACATTAAGCACACTTTCTTTTTTTTATTCTTTTTTTATTTTCTAATTTTGGTATAATGTCTGCGGGGGCAATACTAGCCTTAAGTTGCCCCTGTTAAAATAAGGGTATATATGACAAAATATATGTATTGTAACGGAGTATTGATAAAAGCAAAAACTCAACAAGAATTAAAAGAAAAGTTACAAATAGAAAAAGAAATACAAAAATGCTGTTATAAACGAATACCAAAGTTATTCGAAGAATTTAAAGAAACTTTTGATGAATATTATGATGAAATAGAAAGTTATGCATTTGAAAAAATTATCCTTGCAGAAGATGAAATGTTACCAAAACAATTTTTATCAGAAATGCCCAATATAAATTCTAAAGAATTAAAAAAAATGATAAATCATGTCCGTGAATTATTTAGGTTTTATTTAATATTAAGAGATGAATATACTATGTCTAAGTTCTTGATTTATAATCCTACATCTGTATGCACAATTAAAAGAATTAGAAAAAAAATTCAAAATATGAAAGGATAATATAACTATGCAAGACTACAAAGAACTTTTTACTAATCTAAAAATCAAATATGACAATTTGGTTACAAAGTTTAATGAACGTGAAAAAAAGCATAAAGATCAAATACAATCTTTAGAAAAAGTCATTGATGATATAAGAATCCAACGTAATGCTTTTGAAAAAGAATTAGTTCATCAAATGAAATTATATAATGAAGAGTATAATAAATATGAAAAAGAAAAAGAACTTAACCAAGTACTTTTAGATCAAACAGAAGAAAATTCTACAGTTTTTAATCCTGATTTATTCTTGTTAAACTTAAATTTAATAAAAGATCATATTTATAAAACATTTGAACATATAGATGATTTTCATTTAGAAAATATTACTAATGAAAATTTTCATATACATAAAATAGATAAAGCTATGGATGATCTTTTTCAAGAAGGATGCTGTAATTTGTTTTTTGCAAGGAATGGTGGTGATGATAATGATATTTTTAAAAAAGAATGGGAAGAAATAGGTGGTAATTTTTATGAGTTCTGGGACTCTATAGAAAAGAAAAAAAAACAATTAGATAATGATATAGAATTTAAAAGTAAATATAAAAGCTTTAAAAAATCAGAAGAAATATATAAAAAAACCGATCAGATAATAGAAATAATAAAAGATTTACAAAATAATGTACTTGATGATTTAATAGAATTACAATTTATTGATAATGATACAGCTTCAAGCTTATTTGATAAATATTGTAAAGATTATATTTTTATGGGTCCACCAAAAAAACTAGAGAAAAAAAATGACAATAACTAACGAACAAATATATAATGCAGCTCTGTTTGGCAAAGAAGATATCGAAGTTAGGCTAGCAAAAGCATTAAGTGAAATAGAGAAACTAGAAGAAGAAATATCGTTTTTTAGAAAAAAGATGATGGACTATAATATTGTAATTAACGCTTTTAAAGGTGATAGAGATGATAAAATTAGGCATGATAATTAAAAAAATATTTTTTATTCTTATATTAACCGCAATAATATCATTGCCTTATAAAGCCCAAGCTAAAAAACCATTCTGCATTCATTTGCCTGATGGTGTTATTTTATGCATGTAGACTTTGATAAAGTAGATCCTATGTTATATAATTATATAATTGCTTTTGGAATAATTCTAATTATAATCCTGCTTATTATATTAATTTTTATTGTTATAAAAAATGACAAGATTATTAGAGAAATTGGGGATAAGAAAAAAAAAGAAGGAATTTTCTGGGGCGATGGTAATAGTGGATGATTTTGGTAATGAGCAAGTTATATCATTTAGAGATAAAATAAAATTAGAAATATATGGCGATATAGACTTTAAAGAATGGCGCCTACCTAATCAAACATATGTAGAACGCTTTGGCACTAAGCGTGACGTTGATCTGAAAGAAGAAAAATTTTGTCCATCTTTTAAATAATAATTTTTCATGTTAAGCTATAAATGATGGAAAATTTATTTATAGGGGGAATGCATGAGTAAATGGACATCGGCCTTGCATGTTGTAAAACGTGTTTTTATGTGCTGTATAAGGTGCTTTGAGGTAACAGAGCGTATGACACGCACACAATCCGAGGAAGAGACAGCTAATCATAATCATGATAATATAGATCGCAAATCTAGCATTGCTAAAATTATTATTTCTAAAGATGGTAATGAAGAGCATATTGAATATACCCAACCTATATCTATTAGATATATGGGTGAAGTTCATATACATAATGAAAGCCATTATTATACACCAACAAGAACACCTATTTATACACCTAACCTAACCCCAAATAATAGTAACACTGATTTAAGAAAATATGTTGAGATAGCATTAAAAGATTCACCTAGATCACAAATCTATAAAAAAATGCAACGTAGAACTATAGATGCACTAGAAGGTACGTCTTTACAAAAACGTATGATAAAAGTAGAGCAAGACAATAATAACCTTGCTGTGCCCTATATATAAATGTTATTCTAATATAGGAACGTATTTCCTTTTTTAGGGTGGGCATTTATAACCCACCCTTCTAATTACTTTACCATATGGCATTTATAAAATTTTAGATTATCCCATTTTAAAGTTATGATTGTTTCATAATATTCAATTGTACTTGCTTCAGGATTTTTTGTGCTTGCCAGATAATCATGTAGTTTATTTTCAAGACTCTTAATATCACTTAAATATAAATCTATTATCTTATCATTTGTTGGATTTAAATAATCCAACTCTAGGTTATCTCTTTTTTTCATTATTGCCTCTTTCTTTTGTTGTTAATCTTAGACCTGTTTAATAGTTTTTTAAACAGATTAAAGAAATTACTAAAAAAAGGTTAACAAATCGTTAACAATGTGTATAATTAATCTAATGTTATAAACATGGGGGTATTTATGGAGTTAATTAATGGCTTTAATTGGATATGCCCGCATTTCTACACAACACCAAAGTTTAGACATGCAAATAGATGCACTTAAAAAAGAAGGGTGCATAAAAATATTCTCTGAGACAGTCAGTGGCGCCAAAGCTAATAGACCTCAATTTACAGCATGCCTAGATTACCTTAGAGAAGATGATACTATTGTTGTATGGAAATTAGATAGATTAGCTCGTACACTAAAAGAATTATTACATCTGATAAAATATTTTGAAGATAAAAAAATACATTTCGTATCTATTACTGAAAAGATCGATACTAAAACAGCCATGGGTAAATTTGCATTTCATTTATGTGCCTCTATGATCGAGTTCGAACGTGATGTTATTAGAGAGCGTGTCAGTGCAGGCCTTAAAGCTGCCCGTGCACGTGGCAATCAAGGCGGCCGCAAATACTTACTTAGTAAAGAAAAACGTCAACTAGTATATGATTTATATGAGACTAAACAAATACCAGCTAAAAAAGTAGCAGAGCTTGTTGGTATAAAGAAATCACTAGTTCTTAAATACGTACGCGAAATGAAACTAGAGAAAAAAAATCTTGAGTTGAAAACAGAAACAATAGAGAATAATAAGTAGGTTATCATGAACAAAAATAATGAAATGACTCAAATTATATCTGTAAATAAAATCTCAATACCAGTACAAGATAGTAATCTTGGTTCAAAAATCTTAAAAACAATTTTATATGTAAAAAATAATGAATATGCATGCTCCCAAGGAATCGGTGAAGATGACTGGGTAATAAGTAATGGCACTATAATTAATTTAGAAGATGCAATGAACCATTATTTTAAAGTATAAACAGTTTTTTCCACAAAAAATGTGGATAACTAATAGAGGCAGTTTGAACTCCACATATGTAAAATAGCGGGGCATTAGTTTGTAACTGCCTCTTATCTCAAGTCTATTAACATTTTTATTATTTGTCATTGTTTTTATTTAACCGTGCCCCTATGACAATTATTAAGCATTATGAAAAGGCAGTAAGGGCACAGTATTTGGTTATAAGATAGCGCAGATATAATATCTTGCCATCTTCATATTCTCATTTATAAAATTACTAATTATTTGATGCATCTTTTGTAATAATTCTTTATCTTTTTTGTCATATGCTTCATCAATAGTCTCAGCTTTAAGTAATGTCGCTAACTCACTACTAGGCTGTAATATCTCATCACACATAGCAAGCTGCGTATCTGTTAACGTAGACTCCCAACAGTCGCTAGGGTTTTCTGATAATATGGAATTGTAGCGCATATTGTTATTGTAAAATTCTTCTACATTTGTCACAAATATGTCATATTCATCTATCATCTGTAATATCTCAAAATACAGATCTTCACAATCTCTTAAATCTTTATCTATAATTGGTAATCTTTTTATTGTCATAATAAACCCCTTCTATTGAATATAAACAATAAATGGAGACATATGAATAATTAAGTTTATTAATATACTTAAAGTCACTGTCATAATAAAACCAAATGTAGATATAAAGAATATCATCATAAAGAATAATATAGGCAATATAACTAGAAATGGAATGATATATAATACAGGCATTAAGGCAATTACACCTATGATTGCTAATGCTAATATAATGGGTTGCTCGGTAATTTTTACGGTCTCTTGTTTCATAAAATTACCTATCTAATTCTTCTATTATAGATTCCATCCATTCGATAGTTTCTAAATCTTGTTCTTTTAAAAGATTAAGGCATTCATTATTTAAATCTTCATATGAAATTTCACCATTTAAATATTTAATACCTGCTTCTTTAAATTTATTATTTCTTTCTTCTGTTCTAAAATATTTCTTTGTCATAAGTTTAACTCCTTTTTTAATGCTTATAATACTAGTATAGCAAGAATTAGTTAAGAAATAGTTAATATCAATGGTTTAAAAGGGTAAAATATTACATATATTGCTTTTTTTCTAAGAATAATGATATTATGTAACTAGGGGTTTAAATAGGGGGTATACATTTTAATGAAAGTGCTTGATTTATTTTCAGGTATTGGAGGTTTTTCTCTAGGTTTAGAATGTGCAGGATGGGAAACTATAGCCTTTTGTGAGATTGAACCTTCATGTAATAAAATTCTATCAAAATATTGGCCTGATATACCTATTTTTGACGATATAACAAAATTATCTGCAAACGATATTGAATCTTCTGTTGATATTATTTGTGGTGGCTTTCCTTGTCAGGATATTTCCATAGCTGGCAAAAAAGCTGGTATAGGTGGTTTAAGATCAGCATTATGGAAACAATATTTAAGGTTAATAAATGAAATTAGACCCAAATATGCAATTATCGAAAACGTGGCAAACCTTCGTAGTAATGGACTTATTACCGTCCTGCAAGATTTATGGCAGATCGGGTATAATGCAGAATGGCATTGCATACCAGCTTCCGCCATTGGCGCGCCTCACCAAAGGGATCGCATCTGGATCGTGGCCAACCCCGACAACAAGGGATGCAACAATAACCAAGGCAAGACCACCAGAAAAAATGATAAGAAAAGACGGCAGGAATGTTCTGCGAACTCCATCACTGGCAGAAACATTATTGCAAAAGAAAAACTTTCCTTATACGAAACAGGATTTACAAAAGAAACAACAGGGGCAAAATTACAAAACAGCAAAACAATTTTGGCCAACCCCGACTGCGAGGGATTACAAAGATACAGGCAAGCTGGAGGTTTTAGCCAAATACTCAAAGAAGAAAAGATTAGCTTGTTCCGTTGCAGCAGAGGAGTTGAGCAATGGGAAGTCGAGCCAGATATCGCAAGATTAAAGGATGGTAAACTTAACGCAGATTGGGTGGAATGGTTGATGGGATTTCCTGTGGGATGGACAGAAGGTTTAACACGTAAACAAAGGTTGATAGCTCTTGGAAATGCCTTAGTACCGATTATTCCAGAGATGATCGGTGTTTGTATACAAAATTATGAAAACAGTAAGTTATAGGGGGGCAGTATGCCAAAAAAGAAAATGCCAGAAGGCAAAAAATTTCCAAAAGGCGTTAGTGGTAATCCTAATGGACGTCCAAAAGGTAGAATATCTTTTATACCAGCTATTAAACAAGCGCTAGCAGAATGTGTTGATGATAATAAAGGTGACCCAATTCAGATGCGTGATGCCTTAGTTAAAACACTTTTAAATAAAGCCTTAGGTGGTGATATGAAAGCACTTGAATATGTTATAGATCGTATTGATGGTAAAGCTTTACAAAATGTCGAAATGGATGCGCGAGTCGAAATATCAAAAGACAAATTACATAAAGTAGCAAAGGCCATAATAGATGAATCAAAATGAAATGATATTTAAAGAAAATAGAATAATAACTAAACTAAATGATATTTGGCAATTAGGTAATCATAGGTTAATGTGTGGTGATAGTACTGATATTAATCATATAAAAAAGCTTATCAATAATAATAAAATTGATATGTTATTTGCAGATCCACCTTATGGAATGAATAAAATAGGTTATAGAAATAATAGAATTGGGGGAACAATTCAACCTGGTAATAATTTTATTCCTTTTAATGATAATATAGATAATACAATTAAAGTATTTAATTTAATACAACATTTTGATATTCCTATCCAAATATGGTGGGGCGCAAATAATTATGCTAGTCATTTACCTAATACAAATAATTGGATTGTATGGGATAAAAGAATTGAAGATAAACAAAAAGATCGTCAATCAGATTGTGAACTTGCATGGTGTAAATCTCAATTTAAGTCTATTAGGATTTTTCGGCATTTGTGGAAGGGATTAATAAAAGATTCTGAACGCATGCAAAAAAGAATACATCCAACTCAAAAACCAATTGCCTTAGCTGAATGGTGTTTTGAAGAATTAAGAGTTGATAATAATATACTAGATCTTTTTGGTGGTTCAGGCTCAACACTTATTGCATGTCAAAATACAAATCGTACTTGTTATATGATGGAGCTTCATCCTTACTACTGCGATACAATATTAAAGCGCTATATTAAAGAATTTAATAAGCAGCCAGTTAATTTATTAAATAATAAAACGTATGATGAATTAAGTTATGAATCAAAATGAAATAATATTTAAAGAAGATAGAATAATAACTAAACCAAATGATATTTGGCAATTAGGTAATAATAGGTTAATGTGTGGTGATGCTCTAAGAGAAGAAAACATTGCATTATTATTAAATGGTAACAAAGCCGACTTCTGTTTTATCGATCCACCTTATGGCATTAAAATAGATAAATGGGATAATCCTATTGATGAAAAGGTATGCTTATCATTAGTAGATAAATTTACAAAAGAAAACAGCTTTTTTGCATTTACACATCAGATGCCTAAAATGCTCGATTGGTTAAAAAGTTTAGAGGATACTAAGTATAAATATAAAGATCATATTGTATGGGTTAAGCGTGCACATAATTCACCAACTCCAGAAATTTTAAGAACACATGAAACCTTAATGATATATAAAAAAGGTAAGAAAAAATATGTAAAAACTAAAGGACTATATGCCGATGTTAAATGCCCCAACCTCTATTATGATCTTGCCAATATCAAATCTTTTAAAAGATATATAGGAGCACTGTGGAAACAAATAGAAACGGGTGAAAAACAAATGAAAAAATATTCAGATAAAGCAAATCAAGCATATAAGTTTATGAATCATGGTCATGACACAGACGTAGCACCTAAAGAAACAAACTTTACTAATGTCTGGTCTTTTTTACCTACTAATAAAACTAAACTTAATGAAAAAAATCGTCTTGACCACCCAACCATAAAACCGATATTACTTATAAATCGTATTGTTGAATTATGCGCGGGCGATAATGAGATTGTACTCGATATGTTTTTAGGTTCGGGTACCACCCTGCTTGCATGTGAAAATACTAATAGGATCTGTTACGGTATGGAGCTTAATCCTTACTACTGCGATATAATATTAAAGCGCTATATTAAAGAATTTAATAAGCAGCCAGTTAATTTATTAAATAATAAAACGTATGATGAATTAAGTTATGAATCCGAATGATATTATTACTAACGGTTGTTATCATCACTTAAGTGCCTATGCGCAATATATAAAAGATGATTTTCAAAGACCCGATCATATACAAACTATTATTAAAGCGTTAAGTAAAGTCGAATCAGGAGAAATCAAACGCTTAATGATAAATTGCCCTCCGCGTTTTGGTAAGTCATATCTAGTATCTACGATATTTCCCACTTGGTATATTGGACGACATCCTAAAAAAAATATAATCTTTACTACATACGGGCAAAGCCTAGCAGATGATTTTGGCAGGCAGGTACGTAACATTGTTGAAGATGACAAGTTTAGGTTTATATTTCCTAATGTAAAGCTAAGTCAAGATAGCGCTAGCGTAAAGAAATTCGCAACCAATCTAGGCGGTATTTATTATGCAATAGGAGCAATGGGATCTTTAACTGGTAAGGGTGCGGATTTAATTATATGTGATGATATTTTGCGTAACAGAGCAGACGCAAATTCAGACACTATAAGAAAAAATATACTCGATTGGTACAAGTCTACATTATATACAAGGCTTGCACCGGGCGGCGCTATAGTTTTTATTAATACACGCTGGCACCAAAATGACCTTGCAGGGTACTTGCTTGAAAATGAAGGTGATTCATGGACGCATATTAACATGCCTGCTATATCAGATGATGGGCATTCTCTATGGCCTGAGCGATGGCCTTTAGATCAGTTAGAAAATATTAAAAAAACAATTGGTTCTTATGAATGGTCTGCGCTTTATCAACAAAGCCCTGCGCCTGCAGATGGCGGCATGTTTAATAAAGGATGGTTTGAAATAGTAAATGCCAAAACAGTTGATAATGTAAAATCAATAAGATATTGGGATCGTGCTGCAACGGTTAAAAAAGATGGAAACGACCCCGATTGGACAGTTGGCGTTAAGATGTCAAAAGATAAAAACAACATTTTCTATATTGAAGATATAGTAAGGCTTAGAGCAAGTTCTCTTGATGTACAAAAAGCTATTCATAATACAGCAGTTCGTGATGGTACTCGTACTGTCGTAGGTTTAGAGCAAGATCCGGGGCAAGCTGGTAAGTCTGAAGTTGATTACTTAACTCGTATGCTTGCAGGCTTTAATGTTAAATCATTTAAGGTCACAAAAGATAAAATAACAAGAGCATCGCCATTCTCTGCGCAATGTGAGGCAGGTAATGTCAAATTACTAAAAGGTGGTTGGGTTCATGATTTTCTTGAAGAATTATCTATGTTTCCATTTGGTGGACATGATGATCAAACTGACGCTGCTGCAGGTGCACTAAATTATTTGACTGAAGATAGGTTTAGTTATGAAGCTATGGTAAGATGGTAAAATCTAAATAATTCACATTTACTAACTTTTGTTTTACACTAAAATTAACTACTTATAATCTTTCGGGGGGAAGAGATGACAAAGAAGAAAAATAAAGTTATCAATTTTGATGGCTGGGGAAATATACTTACTAATCTAGGCATTCGCGGTAAAGACAGAACACAATCTACTAATTACTTATATGATAATAGACTAGACGAAAATCAATTAATGAATTTATATACTGGTGATGGCTTTGCTAAAAAAGTCGTTGATCTTATTGCAACTGAGATGACTAGAGAATGGTTTACAATTGAAGGTGATACTGATAATCTGATAGTAGGCGCATTAGATGAGATTGATGGTAAAGAAAAAGTCACCGATCTTATTAGATGGTCAAGATTATTCGGCGGGGCAGTTTTATTGTTGGGTGTTGACGATGGTCAGGAATTAGATCAACCAATTAACTATAACAATATTAGAAAACTTGATTATCTACAGGTATTTGATAGACATCAAGTATGGTGGACGTTTAACGATGTATATGGCGTTGAGTCTAGAAACTTTGGCAAGCCTGAATTCTATAGAATAAATCCTTTAAAAACAGCAGCAGCAGAAATCGTAGTACATGAATCCAGAATAATAAAAATGGATGGTGAAAAGCTACCAGTGCGTCGCTATATCGATAATGATTACTGGGGTGATAGTGTATTACAACCTATCTATACACAATTAAAAAATTTAGGTGCTGCTTATGGTGCAACTGCAAATATCATGGAAGATTTTGTACAATCTGTTTTAACAATTAACAATTTACAAGACATGTTAGCAGCGGGTGAAGATGAGTTAATTCAAAAAAGATTACAGATAATAGATACCTCAAGACATGTAGCAAATACAATATTACTTGATGAGAATGAAAGCTATACAAAGCTAGGTTCTTCTGTAGGTGGTCTTGATGGATTGATAGATAAATTTACATTAGCATTAGCAGCAGTGTCTGGTATACCAGTTACCTTCCTTATGGGGCAGGCGCCAGCAGGATTGCAAGCAACAGGTGCTAGTGATATCAGAATGTTTTATGATAATATAAAAGGAGAACAAGAAGATACTCTGCGTCCTGTTATCGAAAAGCTTACTAAAATAATCATGTTATCTAGTGAAGGTGGCTTTGGTGGCCGTGAGCTAGAAAATTGGTGCATTAAATTTACTCCTTTATGGCAGCTAACTGATTCAGAAAATGCTACACTTAGAAAAACAATTGCTGAAACCGATCAGATATATATCAACACAGGTGTGTTAGATCCAAGTGAGGTTGCTATAGCACGTTTTGGAGGCGAAAGTTATTCGATGGATACTTTTATTGATAATGAGACAAGAGAAAACCCTGAAATGACTCCAGAAGATGTATCAGCTATTGAAGAGATTAGAAATACAGTAACTGAGATGGCTAGAAAAGAGCAAGAAGAAGAAATGATGGAGCAGCAAGAAGAAGAGGAAGAAGAGGAAGAAGAGCCAGAAATACCACAACAAAATGAAGATGAATTGAAAAGGGAAGATCGTTTTTTTGATATTTTAAATAAATTAGCTGAGAGGTAACATGTCATCATTTAAAAATAGAGCTTTGGAATTGCTAAACTTGAAAAATTTTGTTTCAATAGATGAAGTTCAAAAGTCTCTTGATAGTGAAGTTATACGTGTTGCAGAAGAATTAAAAAAAATTAATAAGCGCATAGATAGCATTCATAATCGTATTGACATGAAAGAAGAAGAGCTTAAAGATTTGGAAATTGCTAAGCAAGTAAAATTAGATGAAATACATGAGTTATTCTATAAGGAAATTTAAGCCATGGATTTAAAAGATTTAGAAATTAATCAGTTAGTCATAGAGTGGCTTAGATATCATATACCTCGCTATATAGATAAAAACATTCCTATCCTAGTTGCAGATGAGGTCGATAAGATACCTCCTGCTATATCAATAAAAGATGCTTATATAAAAGAAGACGAACTTAATATTGAACTTACCTCAAATGAAGTTATTAATTTAGGTAATATTAAAGGCGACGCTGGTATTATGGGCAAAGAAGGTACCAGAGGGATTGGCATTAAAAGTGTAAAGATAACCGAAGGTCATTTAATTATTACATTGGATAATGATAACCAATTTGATCTTGGTAATGTAATAGGCCCTGCGGGTCCACAAGGTGAGTCTGTAACAGGTCCACCACCAGAACATCGCTATGTAGAAAAAGATAATTGCATACAATTTAAACAGCCTGATGGAGAGTGGGGTATTTGTATACCCATAATCGATAAAAGGACTGTAAAGGTAGATAATTATGGCGGCTCTATTGGTCAACCTATCATTACAAAGCTTAGCGTATTATTTGATAATATACTTGTTGATAGCAATGTTCAAAAAATAGATTTTACGGGCTCTGTTGATGTTACAAAGGTGCAAGATAAGTTTGTCAGGGTGCAAATAGGTCTTGTTTGGGAGACCTTAACAGCCGATACAGTCTTAGAAAATAATAAAGGATATATAATCGATGGAAATGTACAATTAAATTTAACCTTACCTGATAATTGCTATATTGGTGACACTATTGAAATTTTGATGGGAAGTGTTGAAGGATTTAGGTTAGTAGCGCCTAGTGGCATTGATTTTTTTATGGGTAAAAAGCAAGTAGTTAACTATCTTGAAAATGCTCCTGGGCAAGTTAATTCTGCTTTGGCAATTAAATGTAATTATGCTAATCTAAAATATATAGTAACATCTTCAATGGGAAATTTTACTATTACATAATATATAAATTTGGGGGAATTTAAATATGGCAACTAATAATTCGTGGAATGCGGAATATAATAATGAGGACGGTCAACTACTGATCGGTTCAACATCACAAGATCAACCAATTGTAGGTACACTTACAGGCGGCGCAGGTATCGTAGTTACAAACGGCGACGGTAATATTACAATCGATGCAACAAAAGCAGAATTTTGGGAAGTCATTACAGACGCTACCCATCAAATGGAAATAGATAAATATTATCTAGCAAATAACGCTGCTCCTGTTGTGTTTACATTACCATTAACAGCAGCCGTAGGCACAGAGCTTTATGTTGTAGATATGCAAGCAGGTTGGGTAGTAGAACAGAACGCAAATCAGCAAATGCACTTCGGTAAAAAATCAACAACAGTTGGCATTACAGGTAATATAACTTCTACAAAGAATTATGACTCTATGAGATTAGTATGCTCTGTTGCAGATACTGAATGGATTGTATTATCACCAGTTGGAAACTTAGATATTAACTAGGTAGTTTTATGGCAATTCAAAATTCTTTAAATAAAGAAAATTTGACTATTCAAAAAGATGGGGTTCAAATTGAGGATTTAACAAATACTCTTAATTTTCTGACCCCTTTTGTGCATGTGTCTTCTGATGGTAATGGCACAGTTACTTTTTATCAACCTGATAGGATTTACGATACTAATCCCGGTCGTAGTTTAAACACAGCGTTTATACCAGATGTAAATCGCACATGTTCTATTATCTATACAGTTAGATTTCAAACATCAACAACGATTGGAGGTGGAACATCTGGTCAAGTTGATTTACAAATAAGCGATGATAATATTTCTTATACAACTATCTCTTCGACATCATCTGGTATTAGTGGTGGTCTTATATTGGGTATAGCAATAACTCAGGATATAAGAGATTCATTAACCGCAGTAATTCCACCTAATACTTATGTAAAATTAACAACATCTGGTAATGCAACTATTACACTTGTGAATCAATATGAGGTGCATATTTAAATGGCAATACCAAGTTCAGTAAAACAAGCTATAGCTAGGCGCAAAGCAGAAGGGATAAAGAAGAAAGGTGGTCGACCTCCTCAATGGTTATTTCCTGAATCTGTTGAACGTGAATATAGACGCAAGCTTTTTGACATAGTGGATATATTACAAAAATCTATAAGCGATACTTTATTAATGGAATTACCATCGCTATATAAACAAGCTAATCAAGTCAATACAGACTCTATTAAATACGATCCTTGGCTAGTTAAACAAAATTTTGCTTTTATTCGTAGTGATGACTGGGCAAGAGATTTAAATAATTTAATGAATGCCAGCAAAGTATTATTTGATAGAAGAATTCCGCAGGTAGAATCACTTACCTCTGATATTGCAAAAGAGACTTCTGACTTTAATCAAAAACAATTTGATAGGGTAACGCAGGCAGCATTAGGAGTTAATGTATTGGCAACCGATCCTGATTTGCAAACAAGGCTTAATGCATTTGCATTTCGTAATGCAGATTTAATTAAAGATATTGGTGATAAAACTGTTAAGGATATTTCAGTAATTGCCAGCCAAGGTTTAACACAAGGTAAGGCATTAAGTGAAATAGAAAGTGAAATACAATCGCGCTTTCCTATGGCAAAAAGAAGAGCTAAGACAATAGCAAGAGATCAGATAGCAACATTAAATGGTAACTTAACTAAGGTAAGACAGAAATCAGTTGGTATAGATAAATATAGATGGTCAACAAGCGGTGATGATAGGGTAAGGGATGAGCATAGAGAATTAAATGGTTTAATATTTAGTTGGGATAAGCCTCCATCTATAGGTAATCCTGGAGATCCCATCAATTGCAGGTGCAGCGCTATACCTATCTTTGATGATTTATTATAGTAAATCTGGTTGAAAAATTACTATTGCAAGTTGAAATAGTTTAATGTTAATATCGAATTAAAAGAATTATTTCTTTTTTGTTTAACTTATAGGTTAATAAAATTAAATGAAGAATGTAGCTCGTTTTGACAGGGGGTTGGTCAAAAAAGCGATTGTAACCGATGAGGGTTACCTCCGTGCCGATGCTATAGTAACAAGAACAGGTGTTTTTACTTATATAAATGCCGATGGTACTATTCGCAAAGAACTACGCCACCCTGATGATGTTTTTAAAGATAATAGTTTAGAAAGCATGAAGATGCGCCCAATAACCGACGGCCATCCACCACAAAAATTAGTTGATGCAAAGAATTTTAAAGAACTTAGCGTAGGGTATACAGGTGAATCTGTAAATACTGATGGTAGGTTTATAGTAGCATCTATGATGGTAACTGATAGTAAATCAGTAAATGATATTAGAGATGGTAGAAAAAGAGAACTATCTTTAGGATATACAGTGGACTTGGAACGCGAAGATGGTGTTTATGATGGTCAAGAATATACCCATAGACAAACAAACATAATATATAATCATTTGGCAATTGTAGATCGTGCAAGAGCTGGAAGTGAGGCACGTATACATCTAGATGGATTAGGTGCAGAAGAGGTAATTAATAGCGATAGTATTGTTGCTATTGATTCGGATTATTCAAATCTAAATATAGGGGGAACTAAGATTATGGATGATAAATTTAGCATTGTTGCTTTAGACGGCTTAGAATATAAGGCTGCTCCAGAAGTTGCAAACGCATTCAAAAAATTTGATTCTGAAAAGTCAGAGTTAAATACAAAAATTGATAGCTTAACAAATGAGCTTGATAAGTTAAAAGCTGAAAAAGATGAACTTTCATCTAAGCTTGACGAAATGAATTCAATAGATCATGAAGCTAAATTAAAAGAAGCTGTAAAAAGCAGAGTTAGTTTACTTTCAAAAGCTAATGAAATCTTAGGCAAAGAAGCAAGTGAAATTAACATGGATGAAATGGCTGATAGAGATATTAAGGTATCTGTTATCAAAGTAAAGCGTCCTAAAGTAAATCTAGACGAAGCTAATGACACATATATCGAAGCTTGTTTCGATCTTATCGTAGAAGACTCAGCAGAAATAAAAGTTGAAGATTCAGAAAGTTTAAAAAAACAACGTGAAGCTTTATCTGTAAAATCAGATGCTGAAGATAAGAAAAAAATGAGTTCTGATGAAGCTTTTAAAGCATATGTAGATCGTTTAAAAAACGGTTATAAAATGACTGACAAAAAAGACAAATAGTAACACTTAAGGGGGGAAAACTAACATGTCACAATTAAACTACAATTTCGATATGGTTATCGCACAGAGAGGAATGAAAGCTGATTCTGGTTTTGATAACGTATTATCTTATAATGCAGAAGAAAACATTGCATTTGGTATGGGCTTAGTACAAGGCGTTGCTGAAAATGGCTGCCAATTACCTAAGCTAAACGTTGCAGTATTATCATTTGATGCAGACTTTGTAACTGCTAACGACATCGATTTAGATGTTAACGGCGTTGCAATTACAACTGTTCCATTCAATACAGATCAAGCTACAACACTTGAAGATTTAAGAGCTGAATTAGATAGCATTGAAAACATCACAGCAGTATCTACAGGCGCTCGTGAAATCACTTTAACAGGTGCTGGTATTGTTGTTCTTTTAGAAAATATTGCAGTAACAAACGGTGCTTCACAAGCAAACGGTTCAGCTGCTTATTCTAATGGGCAAGGTTTTGTAGGGGTTGCTTTACTAGATCATGCAAGAGAGCAAACATTAGCAGGCGTTGCACAATATGACCAATATGAAGCGGTTTCAGTAATGAGCCAAGGTCGTGTTTACGTATATGTTGAGCAGGCAGTAGCTGTTGGCGATCCTGTTTACTTAAGAGTAAATGCAGGTGGAGATGCAGATGAGTTACCGGGGCAATTCAGAATGGATGCTGATGGTGGCGATGCAATTTTATTAAGTAGAGTGCGTTGGTTAAAAGGCGCAGCTGCTGATGGTTTTGCAGTATTAGAAATTAATTTAGTATAAAAACTTTTATCAATAATCTCGGGGGGGATTCACAATGTCTGAAAAAATAACTTCAGTAAATCTTGACGCAAACGAAACTGCGTTTTTCGCAAGAGAACTAGAATATATCAAAGCAAATACTTATGATGTATTATATCCAACATTAAAAGCAACTCAACTTATCCCAGTATCTACAAATGCTGGTGCAGGTGCTGAGTCAATTACATATCAACAATTTGATCAGTTAGGCTTAGCTAAGATCATAGCAAATTATGCTGATGACTTACCACGTGCTGATATTAAGGGTAAAGAATTTACTTCACCTATAAGATCAATTGGTGCTTCTTATGGGTACAACGTTCAAGAAATTAGAGCGGCTCAATTTGCTAATCGTAACTTAACAGGTCGTAAAGCTAATGCAGCTAGACGTGCTGTAGAGCAAAAGATTAATAATATTGGTTGGTATGGTGAAGATGATAGCAATCTATTAGGTTTAGTTAATCATCCAAATGTAACAAGAGTAGCAGCTCCACAAAATGCTGGTGCAACTTCTACATTATGGGTTAATAAAACTCCTGATGAGATTTTAGCTGATATGAATAATTTAGTTAATGGTATTGTTGATTTAACAAATGGTGTTGAAGCTCCAAATACATTAATTATGCCAATCGATCAATATACTTATATCTCTACTGTTGCAAGAAGTGCAACATCTGACACAACAATTTTAGAATTCTTCTTAATGAATTCTCCTTTTGTTAACAGAGTTGAGTGGGTTAACGAGCTTAAAGGCGCAGCTGTAGGTGGCTTTGGTGTTGATAGTTCAGATGTTATGATTGCATATGATAACAATCCTGATAAACTAACATTAGAAATACCACAACCTTTTGAGCAGTTTCCTGCACAAGAAAGAGGATTAGAGTTTTTAATAAATACTCATGCTAGATGCGGTGGAGTAATTGCATACTATCCGTTATCAATTTCTATAATGGAGGGAATTTAGTAAGCTTTAATTAAGGCATTGCTACTTTCCAATAGATAGTGTATACTGCCTCTGAAAAATTTATAGGAGGCAGTATGACATACAAGAAAAAAGTTTTAGGTATTTATATGATTACAAATTTACAAACTAAAGAGGTTTATATAGGTTCAAGCGTTAATTGCTTAAACCGTATTTGTGATCATAAAAAAGAGCTTAGAAAAAATAAACATCATTCTAGAATATTACAGGCATCATTTAATGAATATGGTGAAAGTAATTTTAGTTTTGAAATTATTGAACAACATGAAAATGTTGATAAAAGTTTTTTATATGAGAGAGAAAATTTTTATTTAAATGAAAATAGAGATAATCTTTTAAATACAGCTCCACGTGCCGAAAGTATTAAGGGTGTTAAAAGAACTGATGAGCATAAAAAGCTATCAAGTGAAAGAGCAAAAAAAACTTTTAAAGGCGTTACTAAAAGTGCAGAACATAAAGAAAAGTTAAGTAAAGCTAAATTAGGTAGAAAAAGAAGTCCTGAGACAATTGAAAAAATTAGACAAGCAGCATTAAAACAAATGTCTGATCCTAATATGAGAAAATTGTTAAGTGATAAAGCTAAAGGTCGCAAGGTTTCTGAAGAAGTAAAAAAGAAAATTAGTGCTTCAAGTAAAAAACTTTGGGATAATGAAGAATATAGAAACAAAGTAAATGAGGCAAGAAGGATTGCTGTTAATAGCAAAGAGTATAAACAAAAACAATCTGAAGCATCAAAAGAAAGGTGGCAGGATCCTAAATTTAGGAATAAAGTAAATGAAGCAAGAAATGCAGCTATTAATACAGAAGATTATAAACAGAAAAGAAGTAAAGCAAGTAAGAAGCTTTGGCAGGATCCTGAATATAGAGAAAAGAAAATGAATAGTATGAAAAATATTTATAAAGATGAAGAATATAGAAATAAAATAAGCATAAGCTTAAAGAAAAAGAATATAGAGAAATATAGGAATAAAATTTTGGAATTAGAAAAATTAATTTCAAGTTTAGAGTAATACATTTTTCATAGGAATGTATATCCTTGTTGTTTTTAAGTGAGGTAGTATTTAATCGACTACCTCACTAACTTCAAAAAATCGGGGGGGATTTTTGATTATGAAGTTGAAGAGTAATCTAACATATGTTTATGTGGTTGGCAAAAATTATATTATGCCAGGCCTAAATTATCTAGAAGATATATCGGTTCTTGACCACCCTCACGTGCAGGGTCATATTGATAGAAAAAACTTAGAGTTACTATCTGATTTACCTAAGAAAAAAAACAGTAATTCTTTAAATTATGAAGAAATGAACGCTAAGGAATTAGCTAAAGAAATCAAAGATATTTACGATATAAAATTATTAGAAAAAATAAAAAAATCTGACAGTAGAAAACTAGTTTTAGATGCCATAGAAAAGCAGCTTAATAGTTTCTACGAAGAAGATGGAGAATAAATTATGTCAATTGATACTATTCTTTTAGATATTGCACCTGAAATGGCAAGCGTTGATCCTGCAGTCAGAGCTCGACTTATTTCTTATGCAACTATACAGGTTGGTTTTAAATGTAAGCCTGATATAAAGAATTTAGCAATTGCATATTTGACAGCTCATAATTACACATTATCACAACGTGGTGGTGTGGGTGGAAATATAACATCAGAAAAAGAGGGGGACTTGGCAAGAAGTTTCGGGGGTGCAGGCAGCGATCCATCAGGATTTAGCAGCACTAATTATGGTATGGAATTTATGAGATTAAAAAATATGTTCTTGCTTACGCCTCGTACACGTCAAGTTAATAGAAATAATGACTGTTAAAGATGTAGATAAAGGTTGGAAAAAGATTTTAAAAAATCTTAAAACAGAGAATGGCAGCTATGCTAAGGTCGGCATACAATCTGATGCAGGCAAAAATGAAGAAGATGAAGATAGCACTGCATATATATATGAATATGCAGCAGCAAACGAATTTGGTACTAAAAAAATTCCATCACGTCCTTTTATAAGAAAAACATTTGATGAAAATAAAAATAAAATAGATGTTAAAGTATTAAGTCTGCAAAGTGATATTTATAAAGGCAAAGTAGACTTTAAAAAAGGATTAGGCCAATTAGGCCAATGGTACGAAGGGGTTATAAAAGAATCTATTAAAAATACTAATTGGGAACCTAATGCCCCATCTACTATAGAAAAAAAAGGCAGTTCAAAGCCGTTAATAGATACTGGTACAATGAGAAACTCTATAAGATCTGTGGAGGTATTTAAATGACAACACAATTTAGATCATCTTTTACAGTTAGAAGAAAAGTTGCAGGTAGTTATGTAAATGGTTTTTGGGTAGAAGGTTCTGAATCATCTTTTGTAATACAGGCATCAGTACAACCAGTTCGTGGCTTAGAGATGGAGGAATTACCAGAAGCTAGACGTAATTCACAAGCGGTTAAAATATATACAGATACACAATTATTAACAGTTGCACCTGATGGCTCAACAAATCCAGATATATTAGAGGCCTTTGGTTTTGACTTTGAAATAATCTCAGTTATGCCTTACCAATCTAATGTAATTAGTCATTATAAATGCATGGGGGTAAAGTTATGACGGTAGCTATATCTACACTTCAACTAGCTTTATATAATTGGATAACAAGCGTGACAGGGGTCACAACTATATGGTCTTTTGCTAATGCACCGCAACCAGCGTTGCCTTATATAACATTGAATATATTAAATATAAATAGCACGGGTCCAGATTATGAAACGCCTCCTAATGATGATGGAGATGCAGCACTTTTTGGTAACCGTGAGCTTACTTTAGAAGTGAATTATTATGGGTCGGGTGGTATAGATGCGCTTGAGAATTTAAGAACATCTATCCAACAAGTTAATATAAAAGAAACGTTGAATGCAGCAGGCATTGTATTTATCGATAGAGAGTTGAGCCAAAATTTAACTTTTTTACAAGATAGTTTATATGAGGAAAGGCATTTAATGGAATTTAGGTTCAGATATTCTAATCAAGGTGCAAGCCCAACCTTATTTGAGGTTGGTATTATTGAGCGCGTTGGTATGGAGGGTGAATTTGATAAGGGTGATGGTAGCGTTGTTATTACGCAAACGTATGATATCGATAGCACACCATAGGTTAAAACTCTAATTGTATAATGCAATTAAAAGAGTTATTATTTAATTGAATACTTTTAATATTTCGGGGGGGAATTATGAGTATACGTGACATAGTGAACGTACAAATTACAAGACAAACCACACCTGTAAGCCAATTAGGTTTCGGTGTTGTTATGATTTTAGGCACACACAAAGTTTTCAATGAAAGAATTAGATATTACCAAGAAGCAGATTCTATTTTAGAGGATGGCTTTGAAGCTACAGATCCAGAATATGTAGCAGCTTTAGCGGTATTATCACAGCAACCACGTCCAATACAATTGGCAATTGGTAGACGTTCTGTTGATGATGTTGTTATGACTGTGGAAACTGTTGTAGATTCTACAAATTACACAGTAACAATAAACGGTACTGATTTTACAATTAACTCAGGTGTTGCTGCAACTAACTTAACGATAGCTGCGGCTTTAGTATCTGCTATTAATGGTGGTTCAGAGCCTGTTACTGCAGTTGATAATCTAGATGGTACTTATGATATTAATGCAGATGTGGCAAATGATGCATGGACATTAGCATTTGATGAAAATCAATCTGTAGCTGATTATGTAGCAAGTGACGCATTACAAGATGATTTAACAGCGGTTAATGATGAAAATGATGACTGGTATGGCCTTGTATTAACATCAAGAGTTCAACAAGATGTTGAGGATGCTGCTGCATGGTGTGAAGCTCGTATTAAGTTATTTGGAACAGCTTCATCTGATACAGATATTTTAGATGCATTATCTACAACAGATATTGCTTATGTATTATCAGATGCTGAATATGCAAGAACATTTGTAATTTATCATGATCAAGCTGCTGATATTTATCCAGAAGCTGCATGGTTTGGTAAGCAATTCCCAACACCACCGGGGTCTACAACATGGGCATTTAAGACATTAGCTACAATACCTTCTGTTAAGTTAACAGCTACACAACGTATTAACGCACAAAATAAGAATTGTAATACTTATGAAAATAGAGGCGGTGTTAGCTTTACATATCAAGCCAAAGTTGCTGAAGGCGAATTTATAGATATTATTCGTGGTGTTGACTGGTTACAAGCTCGTATGACTGAAAGAATTTTCTCAAGATTAGTTAACTTACCTAAGATTCCTTATACAGATCCAGGTGCTGCAATTATTGAAGCTGAGATAAGAGCACAACTAGATATTGGTATAGCTCAAGATTTAATTGCTGCAGATCCACAATATACGGTAACCATTCCTAAAGTTGCAGATCAACCATTTAATGATAGAGCAAATAGATATTTCCCAAATATAACATTCTTCGCGACTCTTGCTGGTGCTATACATAGCCTTGAGATTCGTGGTGTTGTTTCAGTATAATTATAGGAGTTAAATATGAGTGGAGTTAGAACATATAGCCCAAGCGAAATAGTGATGACAGTAAATGGCGTTGCTATGGGTAATTTTGCAGATGGTACATTTATAACCGTTGCAAGAGATGAGCAAAGTTTTACAAAAGTAACAGGTGCTGATGGAACTGTATCTAGATCTAAAAGTAATAATAGATCAGGTACTGTTACATTATCATTACAACAAACAAGTCCTTCTAATGAAGTCTTAAGTGCATTGCTTGCACAAGATGAGTTAGATAATAGCGGTGTGGTGCCTGTTTTAATAAAAGATAATTCAGGTACATCAAGATTCTTTTCAGGTACTGGTTGGATACAAGGTATGCCATCAGTAGAATATGCAAAAGAAATTGCTAACCGTGAATGGGTTATCGAAATGGCAGACATGGAATTTAATGTTGCAGGTAACCTAGGTGTTGGTGTTGCTGAAGAAGCTTAATTTAATATAAAGGGAGTTTTATGATTGAGTCTAAAGAAAAGATAATTGAAGGTGCAAAATATTATGTTAGTCAGTTTCCTGCGCGTCGTGCATTGAAGCTACAAACAAGGTTAGTAAAATTATTAGCGCCAAGTTTATTTGCTACATTAGGTTCAGCTAAATCTATGGATATTTTAGATGTGGATTTATCTGATTTATCAATAGGTAAGGCTGTTGAAATGTTAGTTAATAGGTTAGATGAAAATGATCTTGAAAACTTAGTTTTAGAACTCCTTTGCATGACAAGACGCGAAGGCAAAGAAATTACACCACAGCATTTTGATATGGTGTATGCAGGTAATTTTAATGAACTTTTTAAAGCATTATTTTTTGTTTTAGAGGTAAATTTTGCATCTTTTTTTCAGGCGATCGATATTGGCAAGCTAAATATACAAGCAAGCAGTCAAGTCGATCAAAAGAACTTGGAAAATTAAGAGAAGATTTAAGTCAAGAGTATATTATTTGGCGTCTTGTTTTTGAGAAAGTTGCAACATTAGAAGAGCTTGAAACTCATTGGAGTTTAGATGATGTTGCTAGGGCTAATGCTTTATTAGATATGAAAAATACTTATGAAGCATATGAGTATGAAAAAATGAAGGCTAAGAGCAAGCGATGACAACAGTTAAACTATTAGATTATAAAACCAATCTTTGTTATAATATTTCTGATTATAACTTAGGGAGTTTTTATATGAAAAATTGTAGTAAATGTCATGCTTTAAAATCTTTTGATAATTTTTATTTGCATAAGAATATTTATAGTTCTTGGTGTAAAGAATGTACTAGAAATCAAGTTAATCAATATCGAAAAAATAATACTGAAAAAGTAAAACAAAGAAAAAAAGATTATTATGAGAATAATAAAGAAAGAATATTACAAAAAAATCAGGAATATAGAGACAATAATCCAAGAGATTATTCTGAAGAATATAAACGTTATTTAGAAAGAGTTGGAATTGAACAATATCGTAAAGAATGCCGTGAACGTTCTAAAAAATATCGTGAGAATAATCGTGAAAAAATAAATAAAAAAGCTCGTGACTTTAGAAATGCAAATATAGAAAAAGCTATTAAAAAAAATAGATTATATAGAGAAATAAAAGGTGAGAAGCTTTTAGAAAGAAGACGTGAACTTTATTATGAAGATTATGAAAGACATTTAAATTATAAAAGAACACGTGATGCTATTAAAAAATTGCATACTCCATCATGGGCAAATTTAGAAAAGATAAATTCTATTTATAAAGAATGTTATGAAATGAACAAAAAAGAAGGAAGAAAAAAATATGCTGTTGATCATATCATTCCATTAAGAGCAAACAACGTATCTGGGTTACATTATGAAAATAATTTAAGAATTATTTGTTATAAAGAAAATTCCAGAAAACAAAATAAACTGGAGGAATGAAATTATGGCAACAGTCCGGGAGTTAACTACTTCTATTGGTTTTAAGGTTGATGATAAAAAACTTCGATCTATAAATCAAAGTATGGATCAGATAAAGACCAGTATACTTGCTGTTGGAGCGGCGGCTGCTGCTGCTGCGGCTGGTTTATTTAAACTTGCATCTTCAACAGCAGAACAAGGCGATAATATTGCTAAAACCGCTAGAGATTTAGGTATAGGCACTGATGCTTTACAAGAATATGCTTATGCAGCAAATATTGCTGGTATTTCTCAAGGAGAACTAGAAAAAGGTTTAAAATTATTTTCAAGATCAATGGGTCAGGCTGCTCAAGGTACTGGCATTGCTGCTACACAATTAGAATATTTAGGTATTACTGTTCGTGATGCTAATGGTGAAATGAAATCAAATGAAGTTTTATTAGAAGAAGTAGGAGATAAATTAAGAGAAGTTGAAGATGCATCAATAAGAGCTTCTATATCTCAGGATTTATTTGGTAGATCAGGCCAAAGAATGGGAACATTTTTAATTCAAAATAGAGATACATTAGATGAATTAAGACAAAGAGCCCATGAATTAGGAATAGTAATTGATAAAGAAACCTTAACAGCTTCAGAAGTTTTTACAGATAGTTTATTTGAAGCTAACGAAGTAATGAGAGGTTTAAAAAATCTTATTGGCGGAGAATTATTGCCAGTATTTACAGATTTATTTGATAGTTTTAGAGATTTTGTATTAATTAACAGAGAATTAATTAAAGTAAGAATACAAAGCTTTATTGAAGGTACTATCACATTCTTAAAAGGTTTATGGGCAGTATTATCAGCTTTAATAGATACGTTTGATTTCTTTGCGCAAGTTGTAGGTGGATCAGCCAATGCATTAAAGTTATTATTTGCATTTTTTGTTGCAGCTAAATTATCTAACTTTATAGGTGCTCTTGTAAGTTTAGTATCTGCACTTAGGGCTGTAGGTTTAGCTGGTATATTTGCGTCTATTTCAACGGCTCCTTTATCGGCAGTTATATTTGCAATTACAGCAGCTATCGTTTTATTAATAGCTTATTGGGATCAAGTTAAATTATGGATACCTGACTGGGTATTTGCTACATGGGATATGTTATCCAATGCTATTAGTGGAGTGGTTGGTACTGTTATCGATGCAGTTAAATGGGTAGGTGAGTTATTAGGTTTACTTGATGAAGATAATGAAGTTAATGTTGACGTTAATAGAAACTTAAAAACAGGCGCGCAGAATTTTACGCCAGCAGAGCAATTAAGACAAAGTGGAAACAGACAAGAGATAACAGATCGCATAACAAGTGGAACTATAGGTGAAATGGTAGAGCAAAGGCCTATGGCTGCTTTCCAACCTGTCAATAATGTAAATACATCTAATAGTTCAAGAAATGTAAATGTTAAATCAGATATAACAGTTAACGTACCTGCGGGCACATCTGAGGAGCAATCTGCATTTTTAAAACAAGCTGCACGTGAAGCGTTTAGAGAAGAATATGAAAACAGCTTGCAAAATGTTTTAGTTAATAACCCTGAATTAGAGTAAAAAATTATGGCAATATCATTATTATATAATCCTAGGGGTCAAAGAAAAACAGCAATAGGAACTTTAGTTATAGAGGCAACTTTATCAGAAAATCATGAAGCTACATGTACAGTAACAGACCAGCCTATTGAGACAGGTGCGAGGATTTCAGATCATATCATATTGGATCCTGAGAGGGTAACAATACAGGGTTTTGTTTCTGATTCTCCTTTAAGTTTAGCATCTGGGTTTAATTCTCAAACAACATTTGATGAGTTATATGCAATAAGAGAAGCAAGACAATTAGTAACAGCTGTTACTGGTTATAGAGTTTATACAGATATGGCAATAACACGTATATCGGTGCCTAGAGATCAGAATACAGGTCAGTCAATAAGATTTACTGTTGAGTTAAAGAAAGTAAATAGGGTTGGCAGCTTAACTATAGAATTATTTGAGGATGTATTATCTGAGGTTAATGGTGTTGTAGATCAAGCATCTAGCCGTCTTAACCTTGGTAGATTTACGCCAGTTGATTTAACAACTAACTTACCTAATTTAAATGCAGCAACAGCGCAGCAATATCAGGCATTAGATACAGCGGCTCGTGATATAGCATCTGATGTTTTAGGTAGAGTAACTAGTACTTTAACAGGAGTTTAGAGATGAGTTTTATAATACCAACTCAAAGTTTGCCAGCATATAGTTTTGAGATTGCATTAGAGGGTGCTACATATCGTATAGCTTTGATATGGAATAGTAGACATGAATATTGGACAATGGATTTAAAAGACAGGCAGGGAAATATTTTAATTGGTGGCATTAAGTTAGTTATTAATTATGAAATATTATTTAGATATCGTCGTGGTGATGTTCCACCGGGTGCAATAGTTCCTGTTGATATAACTGGTAGATTAGAGCGTATTGGTCGCAATGATTTAGGTACCAATGTAAAATTAGTTTACTTAACTGAGGATGAGGTTAATGGCATTATTTCTTAGGGATATATTAGTAAACATAAATAACCCTGAAACTGGTTTAGATCAGAATTTTGCGGCTTCAACTTTGCGTATTGCTTTTATGGTTGAGAAAAACACAAAGGCGGATAGCAATACAGCTAAGGTTGATGTTTATAACTTAAGTGAATATACCAGAAGCTTGCTTAGGGAGTTTGATGATACTCTAACAATAAGTGCAGGTTACTCGGAAGGGTATGGCAATAAATTAATGTTTAAGGGACAGCTAACTAAGATTAATCATAAGAAAAACTTACCAGATATTATATCAACATTAACATGTGGAGATGGAGTAAAGAAGACAAGAGAAACAAGGGCAAGCGTTAGTTATGAAGAGGGTTCAAAGTCTAGTGATATTATAAGAGACTTAGCTAATAAATTACAATTACCAATAAAAGAAATACCTGATGACATAAAGGAAACATATTTGCAGGGGTTTTCTCATAGTGGCAGCGTTAAGGAAGCATTGAATAAGGTAATTGATAAAGCAGGTTTAGAATGGTCTGTGCAAAATGAAGAGATACAAATAATAAAAAAAAGAAATGTTACCAAGACACAGGAAATTATTATATCTCAATTAGAGGGTTTAATTGAGCAGCCTGAGAAGCTTCATGATTTGGAAGCTAACTTGGCGGGGGCACAACCTAAGCCCGGTTACAGAATAAAAATGTTATTAAATCCTGATATTGAGCCGGGTATAAAAGTATTTTTAGAAAGTCCTAATGTGCAATTAGAGCAGCCAGAATTTAGAGTAGAGAAAGTAACGCATACTGGTGATAACTGGGCTGGTGATTTTATAACTGAGTTTACAATAGTAGAAATAACACCACCTGCAGAGGTTATCTTGCCCGGTAAAACAGTAACGATTTCAAGACCAACAATAGAGGGGTAACATGGATAATATTTTAAGTGACGTATTAAATGTAGCATTTAAAAGCATGATGAATAACATGCATACTTGCATGCCTGGTCGAATAGAGAGTTATGATCATACAATTCAGAAGGCATCAGTATTGCCATTAATAAAAAAGAGTTATAAGGATGGTAAATCTCAAAGTTTACCAGTTGTAGTCAGTGTACCAGTGGTGTGGCCAAGATCATCAAATGCGTCCATGACATTTCCAGTAAATAAAGGTGATTATGTATTGTTATTATTTTCAGAGCGTGCAATGGAGAACTGGTTAGCATTAGGTGGGCAGCAAATACCGGGTGATACTAGAAAGTTTGATTTAACAGATGCGATTGCTATACCGGGTTTATATCCATTTAATGTTGCATCCTTATCAGAGAACAACACTGATGTTTTAATAAAATATAATTCTACGACAGTAAGAATAACTGCAAGTGGTGATGTGAATATAGACACGCCAACAAATGTAAATATAAATGCGGGCAATGATATTACCATGACAGCGGGTAATAATATAGCAATGTCTGCAACTAATAACTTAACAATGACAGCTAACTTAATAGGAACTTCTGCAACTGGTATAACATCGACAATTACAGGTGGTGGTGGTGGAAATGTATCTATAGATGGACCTGTTGTGACAACATCCACAATAGATAGTGATGGAGATATAACCGCTGGAACCATTAGTTTACAATCGCATGTACATAGCGGCGTTCAATCTGGTGGTAGCAATACGGGTACGCCTGTTTAATATCTGATTGTAATGTAAAAATTACAATGTTATGATTAATTTATAAAGATTCGGGGGGGAATTCTTTATGACACAAAATAGAGACTTGAAACTTGACACTGTAAGTCATGATCTTCAAGTCAAAGCATATGATTTACAACTTGTTAATGATGTTGATTCAACAGCACAGCGTTTAAAGGTACGTTTAAAATTCTTCTTTACAGAATGGTTTTTAAACCGTACAGCGGGCGTGCCTTATCTACAATCTATTCTAGAAAAAGGATCTGATATTCAGCAGGTCGAAAATATCTTAAAAACAGTCATTATCGAAACACCTCGAGTAATTCAGTTAACCAGTTTTACACTTGATTACAATAATTTTTCACGTCAATTAATTGTTGATTTTAGTGTCTTAACTGATGATGGACCAATTGTTTTTAATGAGGTATTGCCATGAGTTTTGGACTTACTCCTTTGGGCTTTGTACGTAAGCGTTTATCGGATATAAAAGCGGAATTAGAGCAAGCGGTTTTAGATGAGTTTGGTGAAGTCAATACAGATCCTGATAGTGTATTTGGTCAATTGATAGGTATATTTTCTAATATCATTGCAGATTTATGGCAGGAAATGGAGAACACTTATTTTTCTCAATATCCAGCAACTGCTGAGGGTATAAGTTTAGATAACGCTGTTGACTTGGTAGGCATAAGAAGATTAGAGGCAACTAAGACAAGAGTATTAGCATCTATAACTGGTGACCAATCTACATTAATACCAGCAGGGTCGCAAGTTGCGGTTGCAGAGACTGGCGAAATATTTGAAAACCCAGAAGATGGTTTTATAACAAGAAGTAATGCACAAATATTAGTAATTGAGGTAACAACAGTTGCAGATAGCACTGATTATACGGTAGTTATTAATGGCACTTCCATCACATATAATAGTGGAGTTGCTGCAACTAACTTAACAATTGCTGCAGGATTAGTATCTGCAATTAATGGAGAAACCGAACCTGTTACTGCTAATGATCTTGGCGGTGGCGAATTTGATATTACTACTGATCAAGATGATCTTGGTTTTAATGGAAGTGTAGGTAGTGAACTTACTATCACATCAAGAACATCTCCATTGCTTTTTGAAGCTATAGACACAGGTCCTATAACAGTTTTATCTGGGACTTTTACAGAGATCGTAACGCCTGTTAGCGGATGGGATGCTATCTCTAATATAGAAAATGGTGTTGCGGGTCGAAATTTAGAAACAGATCAGGAGTTAAGAATTAGACGCTTAAACTCAATAAGAGTACTTGGTGCAGGTTCGGTAGAAGCTATACAGGCAAGATTGCGTCAAGAGGTTCAAGATGTATTAAATGCGCTTGTATTTGAAAATAGAGAACCGTTTGAAGTTGATGGCAGGCCTGCGCATAGTTTTGAGACTGTTGTACAAGGTGGTGATGACACTGAGATTGCAGAAAAGATATGGGAATTAAAGCCTGCTGGCATACAGACAACTGGCAACGTTAACGTAATTATTACAGATAGTAATGGCGATTCACAATCTATATTTTTCTCAAGACCTGAACCTGTTTATGTATGGGTAGAGGTAGATTTAACGGTAATTTCTGGTGAGTTTAGTGCAACTGGTGCAGATGACGTTGCAGCTGCGATACTTGCATTTGGTCAATCTTATAATGTTGGTGAAGATATTCTTTATCAAGAATTTACGCAGCCTATTTATAATGTTGGTGGCATAGAATTAATTGATTTAACTTTAGCAACGTCGGCAACGGCTGTGGGGCCTCCTGGTGCTTATAGCGCTGCTAACTTAACTATAGATGAAGTTGAGATTGGTGATTTTGATTTAACAAGAATTACGGTTAATATATTATGAGTATAGTTGACGATAGTATTGAATTATTTATTGAACAGTTTAAAGGGGCTGCAGCTATAGAGGGCTTAGCACGTGCATTGACTGCTGGCCTAACGCAAGCTGAGACTACATTAGATGATTTATTATTAAAGCGTTGGTTAGAGCTTGCTGAGGGTGAACAACTAGATAGGTTAGGTGTTATATTAGGGCAGCCGCGTTTTGGTCGTGATGACGAAGCTTATCGTGCTGCATTATACTTTCAGATATTTATTAATACATCTAAGGCGGATCCAGAGGCGATAATAAAAGCTACTCGTGTTTTGAGTGCGGGTAATTTTTTACGATATTGGGAAAACTATCCAGCTGGTTATCAGATATTTACAGATGGACCTAATACGCTTGATATAAGTGGCGCTGTATTATTAACCTTTCCATTGCAATTAGATGACGGTGGTGTTTTAGAAACTGATGATGGTGGTGAGTTTGAGACAAGAAGTGCGCTTGATGTGCCACAAGAATTAGTATTATTTTTAAAGTTTTTATCACCGACGGCAATAGATTATATATCCGTAATCTTCTCACTTGGAGAAACGCCTTTATTTGGTGTATTTGAATTTTTAAGTGCATATTTAGTTACTGATGACGGTGGTTTATTTGAGTTAGATGATGGTGCGCAATTAGATGTGATAACTACAGAAGTTGCTAAATCTAATGATGGGTTTCAAGGCTTTAGTGAATTATCATTAGGTATATTTCTTTTAGACGACGATGGTGAGTTAGAGATAAATAATAGTGCATATGCAACGCCTGCATTGGAATTAGATGACGGTGGATTTTTAGAGAGTAGTAACGAACAATTATTTTTAATACAGGTTGAAGAAGTTGAATCTGATCCTGGACCTTTAGCAATATTTTTCCTTGACCAAAGTCCTGACGGTGGTGGGAAATTAGCAGAGGTAATGGTAGATGAGAATATTAATTA